AATGAAGGTGAACTTAAAAAGAACACCCCTGATGCAAACTTAAGAACAATACTTGGTAGCTTTACAGTAACAAGGTCTGATACTGGCTATGATATTTTAGATGCTTATGACTTTAGCCAAAGACCTAGAAGCACTTATGCAAAAGAAAAGGACGATGAAGGAAAGTTAAAATTTCCTGAATGGAAAGATGATAATAGTGCCATGTCTTTAATGGATATTGCTTATCGCTGGACCAAACAAGAAAAATGGATGGACTATGAAACTATCAGGGCATTTGCTGGAAATAGAATCCCTGAAAAGACAATTAAAGATTCTGGTCGAGTAGGATTAGATCCAAAGGAAAGTTCAACTCTTTCTGTCAACTGGTCAGTTCCTGAAGGACCAGAAGTAAGCAAGAGTAAGTTTAAGAACAATGTTTTATCTATTTTAGAAAAGGAGAAGTAACATGCCACCAAGAAGCCAGACATACGAGAAACGTAGTAAGCCTTCAAGACCTGATAGGGAAGATAAAGAACAGCAACGTCAGGAGAGAGAAAATGCTCAACGTATTGCTAAACAGACTAGGGCAAGGTTAGCAAAGACACTGGCTGATTCACAGAAGAAAGCATTGGTATCTGCTAAATTAAACAAAGCAAACAAAGCAAAGGCAACATCTCCAAAAAGAAACCCAGCTGATAATCAGAAACAGATCCAAACAGTTGCTTCAAAAATAAAAACAAGGGCTAGTCAAATAAATAATGCTGTTAAGACGACGACGACAAAGAGTAATATGTCACCACCCATTTTAAAGCCAAAGAGTCCGACTAAGTTTACAATCAGTGGTGGGTTAATCAAGGGTGGTAATATTTACAAAGATGAGATTACTGGTTCGACATTAGCTGGTAAAGAAACAAGAATGAAAGCATTCAGTGATCCAAAGTCTGTTAAGGTAGTTGGTTCAAGAAGTGGTAATACTCTTTTACAAGCTCGACCTGATATGAGTCAAACAACATTAAACAATACACTTCAAAAGATTACTGGCAATAATAAGGATGTCGTCGACAATCTAACAGATCCTTCAAAGACAAAGACAGATCTTTTAACTGGTCAACCAATAGAAAAGATCCCCACTCTTTTATCTGACATTCGTAAGAAAAAAAATAAAAGAAACCTTGGTGGTGGGAACTTTATGTCACAAATGATTAGAACTCTTCTTGGTTAATTGTGGATCCATTAACGGCACTTGCAACAGCTACATCAGCTTTTAATTTAATTAAAAAAGGTTTCCAAGCTGGTCGTGATGTTGAAGGTATGTACGGAGATATTGGTCGCTGGATGGGTGCAGTATCGGATGTTCAACATGCCGAGAAGATGTCCAAGAACCCACCTTTATTTAAAAAGCTATTTGCTGGATCAAGTGTTGAGCAAGAAGCAATGGATGCTTTTGCCGCCAAAAAGAAAGCTGAAGCAATGGAAGACGAACTTCGCAGTTGGATAAATATGGTTCATGGTCCGAATGCGTGGAGTGATCTACTGAAGATGCAATCCAAAATTAGAAAGCAACGTCAGGAACAACTTTATGCTCAACAAGAATTTAGGGCAAAGATATTTAATATTGTTGGGATAATTCTTTTATGCACATTAGTAGGAGGTTTAATAATGTATCTTGGTTATTTATTTTATTTAAAACGTGTGGGTGATTTATGAGTTTCCTTCACATTTTAAAGCCTGAAGAAAGAAGTTTATTAAGAAAGATTGTTAAGCATATCCATCTTCAGTATCTACCCAATGAACATCAGACTGATTATGAAGCTGATAAAATGATTGCATCAATTGGACCAGAGACAGTCGAGAAGCTAATTAAATCAGGCAAAGACAACCACATTGACAACATTTAGTTTCAAGCCTGACGGCAAAGTATTAAAGGAGTTTATGCGTAATGACTCATTCTTTAGAGGACTGCGTGGTCCAGTTGGTAGTGGAAAGTCGGTTGCGTGTTGTGTCGAAGTGTTCAGAAGGGCATTGGCACAAAAGAAAAACGATAAAGGTATACGTCGTTCGAGATGGGCAATTATTAGAAATACTAACCCACAACTTAGAACAACCACAATCAAAACATGGTTAGACTGGTTTCCTGAAAACACTTGGGGAAACTTTAGATGGGAAGTTCCCTATACACATCTGATTAAAAAAGGTGAAGTTGAACTTGAAGTTATCTTTCTTGCCCTTGATAGACCTGAAGATGTTAAGAAACTTTTATCACTTGAATTGACTGGCATATGGGTAAACGAAGCAAGGGAGATACCCAAGTCAATCATTGATGCATGTACAATGAGAGTTGGAAGATTTCCTTCAATGCGTGAAGGTGGTCCATCTTGGTCAGGAATTATTTGTGATACGAATGCTCCTGAAGAAGATCACTGGTGGGCGATTATGTCAGGGGAAGTTCCAGTACCAGATCATATCCCCAAAGAAGAAATCAAGATGTTGGTCAAGCCTGATAACTGGTTGTTCTTTACGCAACCCCCAGGAATGATTGAAAAGAAAAACCAAGATGGTGAAGTACAAGATTATATCCATAATAAACTGGCAGAAAATAAGAAGAATCTTTTAGGCAGTTACTATGACAACACTGTCAAAGGTAAAACAAAATCATGGATTGATGTCTATGTAATGAACAAGCTGGGTACTATCTCTGATGGTAAACCAGTCTATCCAATGTTTGTATCTGATACGCATGTATCCAAAGAAGAAATAGCAGTTGCCGACGGCATTCCAGTTTATATTGGTTTGGACTTTGGTCTGACACCAGCTGGAGTATTTGCACAAAAGATTAGAGGTCGTTGGCTGATCCAATCAGAGATTGTTGCATTTGATATGGGGATTGTTCGGTTCTCTGAAATACTCAGACAAGAGATAGCAACCAAGTATGCCAACTGTGAAGCATTAATCTATGGAGATCCAAGTGGTGACTTCAGGGCGCAGACAGATGAAAGTACACCATTTCAGATACTAAGAGGTGCTGGACTTAGAGCCTTACCAGCACCATCGAATGATGTGTCAATCAGATTGGAAGCTGTCAACAAATCATTGATGAAGATGGTAGAAGGTATCCCAGCTTTCCTTGTTGACTTTCGCTGTCGTCAGATCATTAAAGGCTTTGAAGGTGGTTATCAGTATCGACGAATGCAAGTATCAGGTGAACGATTTACCGATAAGCCTGAGAAGAATATGTATTCTCATATCCACGATGCACTTCAATACTTAATGCTTGGTGCTGGTGAAGGACGATCCATCATTGGCAATAATAAACCTCTTCGATCCTTTAATGCAAAACCTGAGTTTGATGTTTTTCGTCGACGTCCTAAAGCAAGGAGAAATGGATTGTGGTCAAGACTGTAAAGTTAAAAGCTTTGCTATTGCTCTATGGAATAGTTTGGTATTTCGCCCTCGAGTACTTTTGTGCGTGGAGTTATTTTTGTATATAGATTAAGGACAAACTTATGTGTTTTTTTAAACGACCTAATTATGTAATGCCAGAACCGAAAGTCGATCCTGAAATCGAAAAGGCAAAGGCTGAAGAAAAAGCTAAACAAGAAGCTGAAAAGAAAAAACAAGAAGATTATAAAAAGAAAGTCTCTGGAGGAAAAGTTGGACGACGATCTTTAATATCAGGGCAATCAGGTGGCATTGGATTTTATAAGGATTCAATGTAATGGTAGAAGTTAGTACAGTTATTCCTATAGATGCTGGTTCCGATAGATCTTTAGATACTCTTCTTAGAAGATACGATAAAGCAAAGTCTTCAAGAGAAAACTGGGTATCACTATTTGAGGAGTGTTATGAGTATGCCTTACCACAAAGAGAAAGTTTCTATGCTGAAACACCTGGACAAAGAAGAGACGACAAGATCTTCGACGAAACTGCTGTGGTCGGAGTTCAGGAATTTGCATCCAGACTGCAATCAGGCTTGGTTCCAAATTTTGCAAGATGGGCTGATTTTATTGCTGGATCAGAAGTCCCCAAAGAACAAAGAGAAAGTGTTAATGCACAACTTCAGGAAGTAACTGATTATGTATTCGAGGTATTACAAAATTCTAATTTCGCTCAAGAGGTTCATGAATCGTTCCTCGACCTTGCTGTTGGAACTGGTGTCCTTCTATGTGAAGAAGGTGATGCAGTCAATCCAGTACGGTTCTCGGCAATCCCTCTCCCTCATGTCGTCTTGGATGTTGGTCCTGATGACAGAGTTGACAACATCTTTAGAGAACGTCAAATCAGAGGTAGTCAACTTATGGTTGCGTATCCGAAAGCTACTCTCACAAAAAAGATATTAGAAAAAGTAAATAACAACCCTGAAGAAAAACATAAGATACTCGAAGTTGTCTACAGAGATTATTCCAAGATGAATGTTATGGCACATAAGTATTGTGTTATTGATTTACAAACCAAGGAGAAGATACTGGAAGAACAGTATGAGGGTGTTGGTTCGTGTCCTATAATTGCTTATCGATGGTCAAAAGCAAGTGGTGAGATTTATGGGAGAGGTCCATTAATCAATGCCCTTTCAGCAGTTAAGACAACCAATCTTACAATCGAATTAATACTTGAGAATGCACAGATGGCAATATCAGGTATCTATCAGATGGAAGATGATGGTGTTATTAATCCTGATAATGTTTCTCTCGTGCCAGGAACTGTGATTCCAAAGTCACCAGGATCTTCAGGACTACAGCCAATCGCTACTGCTGGAAGATTTGATGTTGCTGATTTGGTTCTCAATGATATGCGTAACAATATTAAAAGAGCTTTATATAATGATATGCTTGGTGATCCAAATAGAACACCAGCTAGTGCAACAGAGATTGCTGAACGAATGGCTGATCTTTCAAGAAGAATTGGTTCTGCGTTTGGACGATTACAAGCTGAGTTAGTTACACCAGTATTGCAAAGAGTTGTTTATATTTTAAAGAAACAAGGTCGGATTGAGATACCAACAATCAATGGTAGAGAAGTCAAAGTAAGATCTGTATCTCCATTGGCACAAGCACAATCACAAGCAGACATTGTATCAGTTGATCGTTTCCTTGAACTGGTTGGTGGAAGGTTTGGACCACAGATGATTAACCTACTTATTGATAGTGAAGAAGCATCAATCTATCTTGCAAGGAAGTTTGGTGTTCCAGATAATTTAATCAGGGATAAAGCAAGTCGTGATGAGATTATACAGCTAACAGCACAGATGGCTCAACAGCAACAACAGCAACAACCCATGATGGAGCAAGAATAATGGAAAAAATAAAAAACCTTTTAAAGAATAATTACGATAAAGCATCAAAATCTGTAAACACAATTACTTCTTTATTTAGAGAAACATCTGAATCAATGTCTGATCCAGCCTTTAGGAAACAAGTTGAAAGATCAGGTTTTCGACCTAGTGCTGGACCTAAAAATTATACTAAAAGAAAAAAAGCAATGAATCCTAACCTTTTGAATGTCTTGAGAAATAAATAAAAAAAATAATGGCTACACCAGCTTGGCAAAGAAAAGAAGGCAAGAACCCTGAAGGTGGTTTAAATGCCAAAGGTCGTGCATCTTATAATGCCAGAGGTGGTAATCTCAAACCTCCAGTATCAAAAGAACAAGCTAAGAAAAGTCCAAAGTCTGCTGGTCGTCGAAAAAGTTTTTGTGCAAGAATGCGTGGTATGAAAAAGAAATTAACTTCTGCTAAAACAGCAAACGATCCCAATAGCAGAATTAATAAGTCACTTCGTAAATGGGATTGTTAAAGGAGATATATTATGCCGATGGGCAAAGGTACATATGGGTCACAAAAAGGTAGACCTTCAAACGATCAAAAGATGTCAGGTAAACAAAAGAATTTACCTGAAGCATTAAGAAAAAAGATTATGGCATCTAAAATGAAGAAGAAAAAGAATGGCAGTAAATGAAGCTGGTAATTATACCAAACCATCAATGCGTAAAAGAATATTTGCAAGAATAAAGGCTGGTGGTAAAGGTGGAAATCCTGGTCAATGGTCTGCTCGTAAAGCACAGATGTTGGCAAAGGCTTACAAGAAAGCTGGTGGTGGTTACACATCGTGAAGAAACCTCAACGATCTCTTATCGCTTGGACTAAACAAAAGTGGCGAACCAAAAGTGGTAAGCCATCAACACAAGGTTCAAAAGCAACTGGAGAAAGATACTTGCCGACGTCAGCAATTAACTCTTTATCTGATGAAGAATATCAAAGAACTTCTAAGGCTAAACGTCGTGCAGTTAAAAAAGGTAAACAGTTTTCCAAACAACCTAAAGGCATTGCAGATAAAACTAAATCTCATAGAAGATACAGTTAAATGAAAAGAAAAATTAAAACACCAAAGAAAACTCTTCTTAAAAAAATTGGTCGTCTTGATACTGGCTTTGAAAAATGGGCATATGAAAAAGATCCAAGCATTGAAATACCAGCATCCAAAGAAAAGTGGAGTGGTTATCTTCTATCACTGTATCAAGAATATTTATCTGATTCATTTGATGAACAAAATTAAAGGATTATAAATGACAGAAAAAAAATACATTGCCATTGATGGCTACAATCGAAAAAAAGATGATGATGAAATGATATCAGATGCAATAGGTTCTTGTTTCGCAACACCGATTGGTCAACAAGTATTAACTTATTTAAAAAGCATTACGATTAATACAGTTAGTGGTCCTGATATTACAGACCAAAAGTTAAGACATCTTGAGGGACAGAGATACATTGTAGGTTTAATTGAGAGACGTATTGTACATAATCACGGAGTAAAACAAAATGGAAGAAGCGACACAAACACAGGAAGTAAGTCAGGAAGCAAACGAGGAGACCCTCTCTTCACCAGCAAGACCTGATTGGTTACCTGAAAAGTTCCAGACACCTGAAAATCTTGTTCAAAGCTATAGTGAATTAGAAAGCAAGATTGGTGCAAGAGACGATAGTGTTAAGGAAGATTTCCTTAAAGAACTTGAAACAGAGTTCTATAATGGAAGACCAGCATCAGTTGGTGAATACAATATTCCAGAAAGCATTGACCAAGAGTTGGCAAATGATAATCCAATGTTTCAATGGTGGGCGAATGAAGCCTTTGAAAATGGTTACTCTCAAGAAGAGTTTGAAGCTGGTATCAATCAATTTGCTTCCTTCATGGATGGTATGGGTCCTGATCTTGATGCAGAAAAAGAAAAGCTGGGTGACAATGCAGAAGCAAGATTAGATGCTGTAAGTGCTTGGACAAATAAATTCTTTACTGAAGAAGAACTCCCAGCCGTTCAGCAGTTAGGATCAACAGCAGAAGGTGTAGCTGTCCTTGAAAAGATTATGTCATTACAGAATGGAAGTTCTTTGAATAGTTTGTCAACACAACCATCAACAATATCTCAGACAGATCTTGATAACATGATGAAAGATCCTCGATACTGGAAGCCAGGTGAAAGAGATCAGGGGTTTATTGATAAGGTAACACAAGGCTTTAACAAGCTTTATGGATCGTAAGTTTATAGCATCGATTGGGAAAATAGATATAGTAAAATCTAATTCCCATGATGCATATTTCCTTCATAACAATCTTCGATCTCAAGATGTCAGGGAATGTTTGATCCATGGTGTAACTCCTTATAAGGCATTACATATGCCGTTATATAATGAGAAATGCAAAACCTATACTGCACTTGTCGACGACAGTCCTTTATGTATGTTTGGTACTATGCAACATGAAAAGAATCTGAATGGTTCGATATGGTTGCTGGGTTCTTCTCTTATAGAAAAACATTACTTTAGTTTTTTAAAAGCATCGCTTGAGATGGTTCAACTTATGCAAACTGACTTTGAAGTATTGGAAAATGTTGTACCAGTAGACCATACAAAAACTATTTCATGGCTTGGTTGGCTTGGTTTTATTTTTCATAAAGAACCAGTAATGGTAAATAGTTATGCTTGTTTACGTTTTGTGCGTTGTCAAGATTCGTTAGAAGTGCAAATTCTTAATTCGTAATGACCCAATTTGTCTGCTTAGCGACCTTGCAAAAGACAATCGCATCGATGCTGAACATTGGACAATCATCTGCAAACTGAAACTTAACTTTTTATAAGGAGAAAATTAATGGCTAATTCCATTGATACTGCTTTTATAAGACAGTTTGAATCTGAAGTACACTTAGCTTATCAACGTATGGGTTCTAAATTAAGAAACACTGTTCGTAACGTAGCTAATGTTAGAGGAAGCACAGTTCGCTTCCAGAAGATTGCTAAAGGTTCTGCGTCTACTAAAAGTAGAAACGGAAATGTGACTCCGATGGAACTCACACATACAACTGTTGACGTAACTATGTCTGATTATTACTCAGCCGAGTACATCGATAAGTTGGATGAAATCAAAACTAATATAGATGAACGTCAGGCAATCGCTAAATCTGAAGCTGGTGCTTTAGGTAGAAAGACTGATGAAATATTAATCACAGCTATGGATGCTGGAGCTAATTCTACTCAAATTCACGATACAAGTTCTGCTGTTGAAAAAGCAGATGTTCTTGCATTGTTTGAGCAGTTTGGTGTTGCAGATGTTCCAGAAGATGGTGGTCGATATGTAGCAATGAACCCAAAGGGATTTGCTGATCTATATGCAATCAATGAGTTTGCTAGTGCAGACTTTGTTGGCGAAGCTAACTTACCTTTTGCTGGTGGAATGACTGCAAAGAACTTTTTAGGATTTATGTTCTTTTCTTCATCTGCAGTAACTGGTGGTAAAAATATAGCTTATCATAATTCTGCTGTTGGTCTTGGCATTGGTGCCGATGTCACAACAGAATTAAATTACATACCTGAAAAGGTATCTCACCTTGCAACATCAATGATGTCCATGGGTGCTGTTGTTATTGATGACAACGGTGTTTATGAATTTCTTGATAACAACTAGGAGGGTTAGAAAATGGCTTATTCTTCAAGTGGACTAACTCGTGTCGGTGGTGATTCAAATGGTAGCTTGTGGATGTATACATCTGCTGATGCTATCGCAACTGTGAACACTTCTGGGTATTTTAATGATGCAGCAAACATGCTTGATGTTCGTGACTTAATTATCGTTCGCGATACTAATGTTCCAACATCAAATTTTTGTACTGTGCTTTCAAATACTGGATCTGTTGTTGACGTATCTGATGGTACGGCAGTTGCAGAAACAGACGGCGACTAAATAATATGGCTACATCAACATCAGCAACCTCACCTATTGACGTATGTACAAGGTCGTTGGTGTTGATTGGCGCCCAACCAATAACATCTTTTAGTGATGGATCGAATGAAGCATTGGTTGCTGTTAATCTTTATGAAGATACAGCACAAGCATCTCTCGTAAATACAAGATGGAGATTTGCAGTTAATCAGGCTGTCGGTAACAGATTGTCTGATGCACCTACTGGACGATGGACGTCTGCTTATCAGATACCTTCTGACTCATTAATGATTAATGCCGTAACAGTTAATGATGTATCCATCGAATATCAAATCTACGGCAACTTTATTTTTAGTAATGCAAGTGTCAATGATGAAGTCGTGATTGATTATAATTTTAGACAAGATGAAAACAAATGGCCTTCATACTTTATACAAGCTGTTGTTTATGAACTGGCTGGTCACTTTGCTTTAGCTTTAGCAAGGAATGATCAGATGTCTAACAACATGTTTGAGAAAGCTCGGTTCTTTATGCAGAAAGCAAGAACCCTTGATAGTCAGCAACAAACAACTCTTAAGCTATCAACTAATCGTTTTGTAACTTCTCGTAGAACAACTGGCACATTATCGAGTACTAGCTAATGGCTCGTATTCGTGTCCCTCTCAACAACTTTGAAAGAGGTGAAGTATCTCCTTCAATGACATCAAGGACTGACTTAAATGTATATGTTCAGTCAGCAGAGAAAGTCAGGAACTTTTTCCTAATGGCTGAAGGTGGTGTTCGACGTCGTCCAGGCACAGAGTTTATTCATAAGTTTTCGACAGTGACTGTTGATGCTAGTAAAAGATTACAAGTTCGTATTGAACCATTTTTATTTTCAGACGACGAGCGATACATTGTAGCCTTTAGTGCTGGAAGATGTGACTTCTTTCGTATTGTTGCATCCACTGGTGCGATATCACATATCCAAGCATTAACACAAGATACTGATAGTGCAACATTACCTTGGACTGTCGATACAGTAGAAGCAACTACCTTTGCACAATCAGCCGATAATATGTTTGTTTGTCATTCTACTCACCAGCCAATGAGAATAGTAAGGACAAGTCTGACAGCATTTGAGGTTCGTAAATATGTATTCGATACAACCACAGCAGACGATGAGACATTCCAACCTTACTTTTCCTTTCAAGCCAGTGGTGTCACTCTAACTCCACAAGCAACATCTGGAACTGGCAAGACCATGACGACGTCATCTGACTACTGGGTATCTGGACATGTCGGCAAGATCATTCGTTATGCTGGTAATGAAATACTAATTACTGGCTATACAAGTGCAACAGTAGTTACTGGTACTATCCGTAAAACATTGTCAGCAACAACTGCTTCTACTGATTGGGATGAACAAGTCTTTTCTTCTGTTCGTGGATTTCCGTCAGCCGTTACATTCCATGAAGATAGACTTTGGTTTGCTGGTACAACCAGTAGACCTGATGGAATCTTTTCATCAAAGGTATCAGAGTATTTTAACTTTGATGTAGGAACTGCGTTAGCTAATGAGAGCATACAGTTTTCTATTAGTGCTGGTGAATTTAATACCATTCGGCATTTAACATCTTCAAGAGATCTTCAAGTCTACACCAGTACATCAGAATTTTTTGTTCCTTCTTTTGCAACAACAGCTTTAACCCCCACTAATGCACAAATTAGACGACAAACTCCCTTCGGCTGTGCATTGGTCAGACCCACCCCTTTTGACGGTGCAACAGTTTATGTTCAGAGGGGTGGGAAAACTGTCCGTGAATTTGTATTTAGTGATTCAGAATCTGCGTATGTTTCTACACCGATATCATTATTAAGTTCACATCTTGTGATTGATCCAACACAAATGTCAGCAATGCGTGGTGCATTATCAAGACCTGAAAGTTATGCTTTCTTTGTCAATAGTGATGGAACAATTGCTGTATTCCACTCTATTCGTAATGAAGAAAAAGCTGGATGGACTTTATGGACGACGTCAGATACATCAACAACTGGTGGCTTTCATTCTATCTGTACTGTTGATGAACGATTATTCTGTGTTGCTAAAAGAGATTTAGGTGGTGGAACAGTCAGGTTTATGCTGGAGGAGTTTCTTGATACAGCAACTTTGGATTGCAGTGATGACTTTAGTGGTTCAAGTGGAGTGTTTACAACCAACTCTATATTTGAAGACAATGCTAAACTTGATGTTGTTACTGGCAATGATTACTTGGGAAACTTTACTCAAGGCTCTAATCAAGTCAATGTTTCGGCTGTCAATACTACTGACTCAGCAGAAATTGGGTTTGGATTTACTGGCATTCTTACAACCTTACCGATTGATGCTCAAGTTGATGGGGGTCCTTTAACAGCAGAGCCTAGACAAATAACAAGAGTTAATGTTGATTTACTTGAAACATTATCTGTATCGGTTGGTAGTGGAGGAACATCTGTTCCTTTGATACTGCAAAGTGTAACCGATGATTTTTCTACTGGATTGGCAAAGTTTTCTGGAAAAAAAGAATTTAGAATGCTGGGTTATAGTTCTGATCCAAGAGTTTTTATAACTCAAACTGCACCAGTATCCCTACAAATTAACGGCATGATCGTGGAGGTCGCTTTCTAATGTGTGTTCCAGCACCCCAACTATTATTATTTACAACAATGGCATCAGGCATGGCAAGTTATCAGGCTCAAAATGCTAGTGCAAGGGCATCGTTAAGAGCTGGTGCGCAAACAGCAGAACGTATTGAACAAGAAAAACAAGTAGCCAAACTTAATGCCGAACAAGAAACATCAGAGTTGATGAAGAACTTTTCTGATTCAATGGCATCTAATATTGCCTTTAGAGCGATGTTAGGAAGAGATGTAAATGATGCTTCTTTTAAAGCCTTTGAAGCCAATAACTTTGATACATATGAAACCGATATCAAACGTATTGGTATCCAAGCTAATCAAGTTGAAAAGAATTACAACCTACAGAAGAATGAAGCATTCTCAAGTGCAGTTGATTATGCCAAGTCTGCAAGAAGAAAAGGCAGAACCAGTTTATTAACTGGTATTGGTGAAGGAATATATGGTTACAAAGCAACTAAAACTGGAGTTAATAATTAATGGCTATTGGTAGACAGAAACAGCAAGTATTTAATAAGCCAGTTGGTGTTGTCAGGGCGCAACCAAAAACAGCAACAGCCGAAACATGGCAATCTATTTCTGAAGCATCTCAGTCTTTATCGGCAATGGTTTATAAACAAGCCAGTGCTGAAGCAGAGATGGCTGGTATTAAAAAATCAATGGAAGTCGACGTCCTCGATGAGAGTGGCAATATTTCTAAAGCACCAGTGAATATGGGTAGCATTGGTACAAAGTCTTTTGAAAAAAATATGATGGCTAGATACGAAAACAAAATGCGTCTTATGATTGATAACAAAGTTACTGAATCTTTAGCAAAGAATCCTAATGACAGTGATGATTTTAATACATCAGCATCGATTGCTGTTGGTGCATTGATTGATAATGCT